CAGTATTCTGATCTATATCTGCATCCTGTTGTCCTACAGTAGTTTGTAAACTAGATATACTATTACTATTAGCAGCTATATCTGTAGTATGCTGAGCTGTAGTAGTTTCTAAAGTATCAAGTCTACCATCTTGCTCTTCTGAATCATGCTCTAAATTTTGAATCTTAGTACCTTGATTTGTTGTTACAGTTTCAAGTTCAGCAGTTTTTTCTTTAAGCTCATCTATATCATAACTGATAGATTCACTAGCTATAAAGTAAGGTAGATCTACATAGCGTGTTGTACCATCACCTACTTTAATATTACCAGGACCTGTACCTAACCCATTTTCTGGTTTCTCTAAGAATATTTCACCAGCATCAAGTAAGATATTAAGTTCTTCGGCTCTAGCCTTAGAGCCTCTCTTAGGTTTTAATTTAGATGCCATACATCAAGTCCCTCCCTATCAATAATCTTTTGATGCTGAAGCATCGTAGTCATATTCATTGGCTTCTGTAATATATACAGTAAATCCTTGAGGTAACTGTTCATATGTAGGTTTTGCACCATAGCATATAAGGGTAACATATCCATCCTCAGTTTCACCAGTACTTATAAGACCAAGATTCTTTTTCATTTCATCATCTTTCTCTTTTATTCTAGTGAAAATAACGTAAGGTGGTCTATAATTCATGTCACCTCTAACACCAGTAACTGCTTTTCTTGCAACCCAATATCCAGTTGATGCTTCTTGAGTCCAATCTGAAGCTAATAATGTAACTTTAAATGTTGCATTATGAAGAGTCTTTGCAGCATCTCTGAAGTTCTTTGCTCCAGTACCACCGTAGAATACATCTACTGCCGCATTGGGATCTGAATCTGCAAGATGTGCAGAATCAGCATATGTTCCGTCACCAGTATAGTTTGTATCTATAGCTTTTATAGATCCATTATCCATGTATATAGGACGAATCTTACTACCTACTATAGAATCACTGGAAGTTAAATTACCAGATTTTAAATATATAGGCTTTATACCACTACCTATAGTTTCTTCTGTTCTTTTAGGTGTACCATTCTCAAGATATATGGGATTTGTACTTGATCCAACTGTCTTTGTACCTAATCTACTATTATCTAAAAAGTATTCCAACTGGCTATATTCTGTAAATCCATCGCCGACTTTTATTTTTCCTAAATCAGTACTATATCCAGTCTCTGGTATTTCTAAAAATATTTCACCTCTTCTAAGAAGAAGATGATTTCTGGAGGCCGTTGTTCCTTTGCCTCTCTTTGGTCTTAAATATATCTTTGGAGAGTTAGCCATTATAGTTTTCCTCCTTAAAAGTTCATAGGCAATTTATATATAAGTGGAGAATGTAGAAGAATAATCTATGTATTAGAGCAACATTCATATAAATTATCATAATAAATTACTTTCTAGAAAGGAGTATTACAATGATAAATCCTAATATTGGACAGATAATTTTGGAATCAGATTTTAGTAATATAGAATCCAAAATTACTGGTAAGAGAATAAATGGAAAACTTGTTTGCGAATCTGTACTCCAAACTGCAGATGAGAAAAATAGAAATGGACGTTATTACGCAAAAGAGGAATTGTTTCCTCAGTTAACTGCTCCTAGAACTCTTGAATTATTAAGAGCTGGATATCTTAGAGCTGAATTAGGTCATCCTCTTTCTAAAGAATTAGCTAGACAGAGTATAATAAATGATCAGCTTACTTGTGCTAGATTCCTTAAGTTATGGACTGATGGTGATAATGTAATGGCTCATGCTATCGGAACTAATAATGAATATGGAAAAGCATTTAGTGCAGATCTTGAAGAGCATTGTTTCCCTGCATGGAGTTTAAGAGCTCTTGGTACTGTAGAACAGACTAGACGTGGTTGTGAAGTTAAGAATCTTAGAGTTATTACTTGGGATCAAGTAATATATCCTTCTCATCCTCATGCTTATATGACTGGTATAGTACAAGAGAATGGAGGAGTTATAGCTCCTGAAACTCATATTCAGACTGTATATCAGGAAATGATGAAGGATAGAAAGAGTGGAACTTTAGATGAAACAAATGATGGTATAGCTCTTAATGAAGAAGCTGTTGCTACAGAAGGTGTAGTTATACCTATCACAAATGATCATATTATAAATTTCATTCAATCATCTTCTAATAATCTTAAATTTGTTCAGGAATGCTTTGATTTTGCTTATTCTGGAATTAAGGTAAACGAAGCAGGAACTAAAGTTTTACTTACAACAAATGCTGGAGATACTCTTGTTATAAATCTTGAATCATATATACATAACGAGCTTATGAATTATTCAAATGAGTATAAGGACATATTTGAAGTATAAATACGAAAGGAGTGACATAATATGGCTTTATCCAATGATATGACTCTTCTTTTGAATAAATGCGAAAATCGTTTGGGATTAGCTCCTCTGGTACCACATCTACCAGAGTGGGCTAATAAAGAAAAATGGGGTCAGATAGTTATGACTGATACCATTGTAACTTTTTCTAGATATTACCCAAATAGATTAAGAATGATTATCAATGATACCACTGTAGATAAGAAGATGGTTGATAATACCATGTGGTATTATATAAAAGATGAAGTACTTCAAGGAGCTAAACTTCTTGGTATTATGGATATAGACTGGATGGATTATACGACAAACAATTCATCGTTAGGTGCTACATCTATGGGTGGTGGATATTATTATCCTTCATTCGCTTGTCCGACAGCTACATTTGAAAACATATTAGCTCTTCAGATGAATGCTGATATGTCTAGTTTATATAATAGGGGATTATATATAGATTTTGAATATCCGAATAGATTTGCTCTTAAAGGAATGGGTAATACTAATTACGATCTTAATTCGTTTACTGTAATTCTTCTTGTTCAACATAGCAGCTTATCAACAATTTCTCCTACTATGATGGAGACATTTGAATCTTTAGCTTTTGCTGATATAGCTAATTTCTTAGCATTGAACTTAAGATATTTTGATGGTCTTGAAACTGTATTTGTTAATGTAGATCTGAAGTTATCTGAGTTACAAGATGTAGCAAATAAGAGATCAGATATAATAGAAAAGCTAGAGAATTCTTATGTATCTACAAGTAACAAGAACATTCCTTATATATGGACAGTATAATACCTTATAAAAGAGGAGGAATTATAATATGACTATAGATAATATATTACAATTTTGTAGTGTTTTTACATCACTCGCTACAGTAATTACTCTGATATATGCTGCTGCTAAATTTGCTTATAGACCTGAAAAGAATCAGAATCAGAGAATTACTGCACTTGAAGAAAGAATTAAGATAATAGAGAATCATCTTGATAAAGATAATGTAAGACTTAATTCTATTGAACGTGGAAACAGAGTAACTCAAGAAGCTCTTCTTGCTTTGTTAAGTCATAGTATTGATGGTAACCATCTGGATGAATTACGTAAAGCTGAAGTTAATCTGAAAGCTTATCTATTAGATAAGGGTACTGTTTCAGACAGATAATGTACTCAGACGAGATTGATAGATTGATGATGTACCATAACTATGATATTCCACGAGAAGCATATATTGAAATTTGTGATAAATCTCCACAAATATGCAGGGTGAAATATAATCAGTTTGACAATCATTTTGAAATCTGGACAAATGACAATAAATATTGGAAGTTTAAAGTACATAATGACCATATAATATAAAGACGAATAAGCACTGAGGTATGAAAACCTCAGTGCTTATATTTTGTGTTTAAATAGGTTCTTTATTTGTAATACTAGCAATATAATGGAGATAATATCTACTCCAGTTATCACCAAACTTTTCATCTAAATCTGGATTATTAGCTCTATATATCTTTGGATCAAATATATTATTGCCCCTACGTCCAAGAGATATGCCAAAAGATAAAAAGTCTCTAAACAATTTATCAGTATTTATACCACATCTTGATCTGGAATCAGCATATGAATCGTAATAATATATAGGGTCAAAAACAGAAGAATAATCTGTACCGTTATTAGATCTATATATTCCAGGTGTATATTCTACAGGTGCAGCATATTTATTATAAAACTTAATAGATTCTTCTGCTCTCTGATTTATAGCTACAGTATTCTGTATATCTGGATTTTTAAAATTAAGATAAACTATTCTAGATGAATTGTATATAGAATTGCATGTTCTTAATTCTGTAAGCATGTTTATATACGAAGTTGCAAATTCGTACCATAAGAAATCTAACTGGATATATACATCACTGATAGATTTCTTATTCTTTTTAGCAAAGTTATATAAAGATTCTTTTCTTTTATAATATTTCCATTGAGCTATCCCATATGCAGCTATATCTTTAACGAAGTTTTTATATTGACCATTATCTACCATCTTGGTATATTCTTCACTGGTTATCTTTAATCTAGTCTGTGCTGAATCTTCTAACTTATTTGAAGATAAGCCAGATTCTATATATAAATTTCCAAGTATACCAGATATAGCAAATGGATTTAATCCTTTAGCTGAAAAATAATCCCATACAGTTTTAGATAAATCTTCAGTCATAATATAAAACCTCCTTACTGATTTTGATTATACTGAAGTTATCATAAGTAAAAATATCATATCATATATCATTATGGAAAGGAAGAGGAGTATGAGCAAAGTAAAATTAATAGGAAAGACAGTAGAAACAACAGATAACGAGCATATTGTAGAGGAGACTTTAACTTTCTCTGGTAAAGCAGCTGGTATATGCTATATGCCGGATGATTACTTTGAAGAAGGAATACAGAATATTGATAAGGCTAATAAAAGAGCTAATAATAATATCCATTCTGGGCATAGTAGTGTATTTGAGCATGAGCATGTAAATCTTATTATTCATACTTCTAAGATGATGGCTATGACTTTGAATTCTCTTAATCTGTATTCTACTTCTGAAAAATCTGGTAGATATACAGTAATGAAACCAGAGACTGAGTTAGAAGAGAATCTCTATACTAAATGGACTGAGATATTCAAAAAGCTGATTTCGAGTTATTATACTGGAGATTTAGCTTATACAGAAAAAGAAACTGAAAAGCTTGCAAGAGAAAATGCAAGATATATGCTGTCTGCATTTGTACCTACTGTATTTGAATATACTGTTCCGTTTAATAGAGCAGTATTAACTTGTATATGGCTCCATGATCTTGCTGATAAGATAAATAATCCAGAATTTCAAAGGCGATACCCTCATTTATTCTTCTATAATCGTATGGCTAAAGAAGCAGTAGAATTAGCTGATCAAATAGCTGAAGTATTGAAATTAGGAGAATATGATAATACACTTCATAAATATTCTAATTTTCCGTTAGTAGATAATAAGAAAATTGGTATAACTTTCTTCAACGACTTCAATCAATATGGTAAGGACTACTACCACGAAGATAATTTATGGGAGCATAACAAATACTATGGATGGGTATATGATACTCAATATCTTGCATCTTTAGCAACTATAGCTTGTGCTGAAAGACATAGAACTTTACATTTTAAGATTCAATCTACATTCAGTGGAAATCATGATGATGAATTCGATTGCTACATTCCAAAGATTATACGTAATACACCTTTTGAATTAGAGTGGAAAGTAGATTTTAATTCTCTTATTGAAAAAGAGATTCTTCCATTAGCTACACTATTTTATGTGGAAGAAACTGGAAGAGTAGAAGACTTCATAGCTAAGTGTAAAGAAAGATGTTGCGCTAGAGCTCAGCTTGAGATAAATGATATTACTAATGATACTATACTGGCATTTTATTATGGATTAGAAGAATTTAATGCTGATTCTACAGTTAAGCAAATGATAAATTCTATGATAGAGTTTAATCCAGGTAAAGATATGACTGTACGTCCTAGATGTAAGTTCCCTGATTTCACTTGCTCAGAAGGCTGCAAATATTCTAAGTTACTGGAAAATGGGTGCAGAATAATATAACATATATTTAAAGATGGTGGTATATTTGTGTATATCGGCTCTTTGACGAGATTAGCCTAGGCTAGAAATAGCCTAGGCCTTAATTTCGCTTAATTTTACAATGCTTATAATATACTAGTAATCGCAAACATTACTATTTTAGGAGGTTTATATATGTCAGAACTTGCTATAAGAGAAGATACTACAGAAAAAATAAAGTTTAATTACTTTGGAAAGAGTAAAGATGAAGATGTAATAGATGATAGATTATCCATATTCATTACATCTAATTTGCCAGAAGATGTATATAATGAATTATTGGAGAAAGAATATTCTATAGAGAAATGTCAATCTATGTTTCCACCTTATGATGAAATACATGATACAGTTTTCTATTATTATGAGATTAAGGTAGATAATAATGCTTGGCTTGTAGATCTATTAGACTATCTTTCTGATAAGTTTTGTGTTATTGTAAGATCTCTTCATAATACAGATACTGGGGAAGCTCAGTTATATTTAGATTTAACCGAATATGATTACGAAGAATCTGAATTTGATATGGAAGAAGAAGAATGAATCAAAAAATAAAAGCAGTGGACTAATATAGTTCACTGCTTTATTCTTTTTGTTTACATGTTTACACGTATTGTAAGCTCGTTATCGTAAAAGCCGAAACTTAATACCTTTGCATTTAATGCTTTTGTGTAATTCTTATCTTTGTTTTCTGCTAAGGCTACTGTTTTACATCTAGCATATAACTTTAAGTTATTATCATTGATAACTGTGTAGCCATTCCAGTTATCATACAGCTTTAAGAATTCTGCAAGAATCATATCTTTCTCCTTTCATTATATATTACATTGATTCATAAATATAATATATAATCATAAACGGATGAAAATACAATATAAATTATCTACAGATATTTGCTTATAGCTTGGACATTATATATCCGACCATGTTGATCATTTCTGGATCATGAATATCCATTATCTCATCTTCATTTACTTCTGTCTGTTGATCTTTAGTATTATCAATTTCCTTAAGATCGGTTGTTGAATCAACAGTTGACATTTACTTACTCCTCTCCCTCTTTTTCTTTTAATCTATCAAAGCAATTCTGCATTGCTCTAATCTCTTCAGCTTTTATTGCAATCTCTACAAGTTTAAGTCCTTGATCATAAGATATATTTTTGTAATTGTGTTTATTTACTTCATCTACTACTTCATGAACTACATCATTCATGTTAACAGCTATTTCTTTAATAATATCAAATTCTGTTATCTCATCTTCCTCTTCTAAGTTTTTCTGATCTTCATTTGTCATTTTTATTTGCTCCTTTCTATAAATAGCTTTTACTTCATAAATATAGTATATAATCGAATAAAAAATTACACATACTTCTACAACTAAGTAATTACGTGTCTTAAGAGAGGTTACATTATATGGGTAAGTCTAATAATGAGTTTTATAATATACTTACTACCGGAACAGATAGAGATCTTAATGAGTTTTTAATAGCTAAAGGAAAAAGTCCAAAGCCAAGATGTCCAATTCAATTTGATATGATTATGGAAGGAGAAGACAATGGAATTATCGAAAAGCAGAAGTTTGAATGAGGTATTATCAGATATTAAGTCTAGGACTAAACAAGTATCTATAAATAAAGTAGATGAAGTAGAAGTAATGAGAGCTATGCTTAATGATAAAGAATTCACCATAGGTGTTTATGATAAATCTATGGGATACATTGGTCAGAAATCTCCTCATAATGAAGCAGTAAAGTTCGCTAAAGATATTATTGCAGGAAGTACAGGATTAGATACTAAAGATGCAGAGCAGTTAGCTGAAGATTATGAATGGACCAAGAAGAATTCCAATTTCTTACTTAGTAATATGAGAGATTTCTTATATGTATATACAGGTACAGGTAGAAAGATTAATATAATGCAATCTGCAGATACAGAGGCTTGTTTATATACTAAAGAGATCAAATCTACCAATAAATGTATTCCAGATAAAGATAATCCGGGTAAAATAAAGCAGGTTGTTACTTCTCCATATACAAAACTTGTATCAGTAACTAAATGTCCTAAGTATAATACAAATGAAGATTAAATAGGAGGTGGACAAATTGTCCACCTCTTTTTATTTTTTGTCATGTCCACTTATTATTAATGGAGGTGACAGTTATGGACTTACCTAAGTTTCTATCATTAGAGGGTCAATCCCTTGTATTTAATCAACCTGATTCAACTTTTGTTTTTTATGTACCGGAGAATTATTTCAATAATTCAGTTAAAATACCCATTGCAGAAATATTTGGTGAATATGTATCTATGATTGGAGTATGTAACTGGGCTATTATAGATAAGAATGGTAAACGTAGTAAGATAATGCCTTTTCAGTTTCCAACAATGATGCTTTGTAAGCCTTTTGAAATAGAAACTGTAAAAAATCTTCAATTAGATTCTACAGATCCTTCTGATTATAAATTATTGAAATTTCATAAAGGTGATGAAGTTGTATCACAGATAAGAGTACCACAGTTAATAGATAATGTAGAGATGTTTTTCAAGATGTTTGTATTAACTGCCAAGATACCTACTACAATTCCTTATGATAAGCTCTGGAGTTTATTCTTGGAATCTGCATCTTTAAATGGATTCTCTTATGGTCTAAATATACAATTAATATGTATTCTTATAGCATCTATATGCAGAGATAAGAATGATATAAGTAGACCTTTTAAAGCTACATCTATGTCAGATATGAATGCTTATAAACCTATAGATATCAGAATGGTACCTAAGTTTATTTCTCCTTATACTGCTATTACATCTGAGAATTGGGATGAGGCTGTTAGGGCAGCTATTCTTCTTAAAGATAAGGAAAATATTCCAACTTCTCCGACCGAAAAAGTTGTTACAATGTAAGAAAATATATTACACCAAGCCTGAAATGGGCTTGGTGTAATTTAACATAGATATAAAATCTACGCATTTAAAAATCTATTTTGACTGGCATCAGAGTAGATATCTATATGTGTTAAAAATCTAATAAGGAGGAAAAAAACATGTATCCTGCTACATTATTTCGCGTGCATGATAATTCTGCAATTGCAAATACTGTTGCACCTAATGTTATCGACGACTCACCTCTGTTTCTACAGGTGTTCAGTTGCGATAAAGGTACAGAAGATCTTATAGAAATTTCAGGATCTGCTAACTTTGATAACATGTATGGCGTACAGAATTTTGCTAAGCATGGTCAGGCGGGTATCCAGGCTAAGGGAATTGTTGATGCTGGTGGAAGACTTCTTGCAAAGCGTGTTGTTGCTGAAGATTCTACACTTGCTAATTTAGTTCTTGTTGCTACTGTTACTGAAGGAACTCCTTCTGACAATGGAAGCGGATCTGGTTCTGAAGAGCCTACAGTAAAAGTATCTTGGAGTGCTCAGTCTATCGAGAATTGCAAGACATTTGATGAAGTAAAAGCTAAAGCTTTTGATGAAATATATGACGAAGCTAATGGTGTATATCCTCTTATCTTCTATACCGATAATGGTCGTGGAGAATCTATCAAGGCTGTAAGACTTAACCCTGATTATGATACTTCAAGAACAATTGGTACTATCTTCTATACTATTGCTGTATATGAAGGAACCAATATCGTTGAGAAAAAGGCTATTTCACTTGATCCAAAGGTAGTTTATAAGGGAGTAGCTTATGCTCTTGATAAGTTTACAATGACTCAGATAGTAGGTGAAATTCCTGAGACTATGTTTGAGTTATTCCTTAACAAGGTTTCAACTATTCTTGGTCAGGACCCTGATGTTCTTCGTACTTACGATCTTGTAAATGGTTATACATTTGCTGGTAAGGAAATTCCTGGATATATAGTAGACAATGAGGGAGTTGATCCCGATGCTGCTACTGGTCTTGGTCTTATTAAGGGATCTAATGGTTCGTTTGGTGCTGCTCCTATCGGAACTGATGCTTTAAAGCAGGCTCTGGTTGAAGTATTCAACGGAACATTCTCTCAGAAGATATTCGATGTAGACGAATATAAGGTAAGTGCTGTATTCGATGCTAACTATCCTATTGAAGTAAAGACTGCTATTGCTGATCTTGTTAACTTCAGAAAGGATTGCATCTACTTTAGAGATTACACAACTGACGTTAATAATCTCCTGCAGATTTCTGATTACAATAATCAGTTCTATGGTGATTATGCTAACCGTCTTATCTCTGATTACTGCACGAATTACATGATCAAAGATCCTGTATCGAAGAGAAATATCTATGTAACCTGCATGTACGATTTATCTTCTATCATGGTTGATAGATTTGCTAATAATCCGTACGCTCCTGTTGCTGGTGAATACAATGGTATCATTCTTAGAAATGCTATCAAGGGTACCGTTAACTTTACACCTGTTGTTTCTCCTTCTATTAACCAGAAAGAGGCAATTGATGAGCTTAGAGTTAACTATGCTGTATTCCAGGGCGATAATTGCGTAATGCAGAGTACTTATACTTCTCAGAAGATTACTACAGAACTGAGCTATACTAATAACGTAATGGCTGTACAGACAGTTATGCGTGCCGTTAGAACTGCTTGTCCTAAGCAGAGATTTGCTCTTTCATCTGGTGGTGATCTTTCCAACTACGCAGAGGCAGTTAATAAGGTTCTTGAGAAATTTGCTACAAATTTCGCAGTATTAAGATTTACTTATGCTGCAGATCCTCTTGCAACTGCACAGAAGATTTTCTATGCTGGTATTGAGGTTGCATTCAATCCTTGGGCTCAGACAGAAATCTTCGATATTTATGCAATAAATCTCGCTAACGAATCAAATGAATAAGGAAAGGAGAGTAGATAATTATGTCACAGATTAATCCTGGAATTTTTAATAATTATACAGTTACTCCCCGCAACCTTACTCAGTATAAGGCTTACCGTGGTGTAACCGATTTCTCTCAGATTGGTCAGTTTGACCAGTATGAGAAAGGTTATCAGTTTCTCTTTGTACTTGGTATTCCCGAGTATCTGAGAAAGATTGGGGATCAGAACGGAACTATTAAGGATCTCAATGCTAGTTTCAAGCATATGCTTGAGTTCGAGTTTAGAGGTCTTGAGGGACTTCCTGATCTTCAGAGTGATACTTTCGAAATAACCGATGGTATCAACACACAGCGTATGATCAACAAAGTTACTCGTGAGACATCTGTTACGATCAGTTCGCAGTACTTTGAAAGACGTGGTGCACTCATCCAGAAGTATTCAGAGTATTACCTTACTGGTCTTAAAGATCCGATGACTGAAGCTAAGACATATCATGGCTTAATTGCTAATGGTCTTCTTGAGCCTGGTCTTGAGAATGAAGTTTGGACTATGCTGTACATGGCTACAGATAATACTATGCTTCGTCTTGAGAGAGCTGTGTTACTTGCTAACTGCCAGCTTACAAAAGCAGAATCTTCACTCTATAATGGTTCTAGAGATTCTATTACCAATCAGGAAGTTAGTATCGAGTGGAACTGCTTCCCTATCTTCGGATATCAGGTTGATAAGGCTGCTCAGTATCTGCTTCAGCATGAGATTACTGGTGTATCTGTTAAACCTAATGAGAAGGTTGTTGAATACAGTATTGATAATTCTGTTAAGAATCCTACAGTTCTTGATAGTGCTGATTACCTCTATGGTATCATGGATTCTAATACTATCAGTGGTTTTACTAACCCTGGTGATTATGACGATCAGAATGCTAAGAGTATTCTTAGTAATGCTATCAATGCTCAGGGTACTAGATAATAGTAAGTAATATAGTAGGGGTTGAGGGTTATCCTCAACCCCTATTTTTATTGAATTGGAGTACATAATAATAATCATTGAAAGGAGGTACTAATATGCCTGATAATTATCCTTCGGGATCTATTATTAAATCTCCGGGACCTAGAGGAATTAATAAAAAGCTTGATCTGTTAGATCAAAAAATGAAGGGCTTGTATAGAGATATATATGTATCAAGACCTGATAATAAACAGAATTACGATAAATTGTTAGATGATTTAGATACTTCTATAGCTAATATGCAGATGTCAGACACTAGCTCACAATATGGTATGTCTGAACTGATGCGAAGAATAAATACTGATAATATGTCTAATAGTAAGAAATTGCTATCTAGTACTCAAGACTTATTCTCAGATAATAACTTACTGGCTACTTTAGCCAGTAATAACCAAATGCATAGATTCATATCAGCTCAGAATTACAATTATGATCTGATATGTAGATATATGCCTAAACTGTTAGATGCTCTAGAGATTATGAGAGATAATGTATTATGCTCTGATAACTTCTCTAAGAACTATATAAATCCTAAATCTCTTAAGTCTTCCAAAGATGAAGCAGTCAAATTTGCTTCTAACGTAAAAAAGTTAGAGAATGAATATGATATTCAGGAATTTTTTGATAAGACTTATATGAATACTTCTAAGTATGGTGAAGATTTCATATACGTAGTTCCTTATAATATAGCATTTCAGAGATTGTTTAAACAAGATAGGAATGCCAGTACTGTAGGACTTAATCAGTTCTATGCTGAAGGATATATAGAGGAATCTTGCCTTAAACCTGGATTTCAAGAGAGTAAAGAGTTTAAAAATTATATCAATAGTGTAGAAGATGTAATATTAAAAGAAGATAGTAGTAAGTTTCCACAGTTTGGATCTGTGAATCTATACTTCAATACTGAGCATGTAGTTAGACGTTCTGTAAATGAAACTTATGTTACTACAACACTAGAAGCTCAGGAATCATTAAAGTCATTATCTGAAGTATACTCAGAAATGATGTCTAATGGAGAAGTAATATCAGAGGCTAGAGGAGATTTTATCAATTCATTCAAATCTGTTGGAAAACAGAATAGAAAATTGACACAATCTGGTATATCTAATGATGGATTTATTGTAGATAAGTCATTAGATAGAGATGCTAATAAACTTGATAAGAACTTCTTAGGTGCAGTATTAGAAAGATTACCTAGAGAGAATATAATACCTGTATACATTGGTAAGAAACCACTTGGATATTATTACTTTGAGTTTGAAGAAGACGAAAGTGTATGTGGATTCTGTGGTGGACATCATATGACTCCTGGTATATCTAATGCATCAAGAATGGCTTATGATATGTCAGAAAATCAAGAAGAGTTAGCATTTAGATTTATTGCTGCTAGAATCTCTCAGAGTATAGATACTCATTTCATTAATAAGAATAAAGACTTGAAAGAGGAAATCTATGCTTTACTTAGATATCAGACTAAGTTTGATATTACTAGAGGTAATAATATTGGTATTACATTTATACCTGCAGAAGATATAGTACATTGCTATTTTGAGCTTAATGAGAAGACTCATAGAGGAGTTTCAGATCTTGAAAGAGCTTTAATACCTGCAATGCTGTATATATTATTATATCTCACAAATGTTATTGCCCAGATTACTCGTTCTACTGACAAACGTATATATTACGTAAAGCAAAATGTAGAACAGAATGTTGCTGCTACTATGATGAATGTAGTTGCCCAGATTAAAAAGGGAAATATGGGTATGCGACAGATTGAGTCTATGAATAATATACTTAATATCGTTGGTAAGTTTAACGATTATATTATTCCGATGTCTCAGTCTGGAGATCCACCGATCCAGTTTGATGTAATGCAGGGACAAGATATACAAACTCCTACAGACTTAATGGATAAGATGGAAGAAGCTGCTGTAAACTCTACTGGCTGTCCATTAGAGTTAGTTAATTCAGCAATGCAGCAAGATTTTGCTATAAGATTTACAATGTCTAGTACAAGATTCCTTAAGAAAGTATATACTAGACAGCGTAAAACGGAGAAGTTCTTTACAAAGATTTACACTAAAGTTTATAACTATGAATTTGGCGAGAATAATAGTGTAATTCTTATAGTACTTCCGCCTCCTACATATCTTACTATGAATAATACTTCACAGCTGCTTGATAATATATCTCAGTTAGCTGATAAGATAGTCGAGCATGATATTGGTACTGCTTCAGAGGAAGTTAAGGCAGAGTTTAAGAAGTTATTCATAAGAGATTACTTAGGTACATATATCAATTACGATCAGGTTGAAAGATTGTTACAGTTAGCTACAGTAAATGTAGAGACTAATAAGCCCCCTGCAACTGAAGATGGAGAAGCTTCAGCATCTGATATGATGAATGATGAGCTTTAATGGAGGTGATTTATTATGCCTGTAATGAATCAATTAGTTAAGCCTCAGGTTGTGTATATACAAAAGGAAACTACTAATCAATCATTTCTAGATATGCATTACTATTTGAAAAATAAAGGAATACAAAACAATGACTTTTTCTTAAGTTTATTAGATACTGGACTCGCGGGTGTTGACCCGCGAGATCCTAATCTTTCATCTGTTATGAAAGCTAGAATAATGAACGAATGTAGAAGAAATTATTGGTATTTCATTAGAGAAGTTGTTCGTATTCCGACTCAGGGTGGATCTGCCACTGGTGGTAGTAGATATAAACTGCACAGAGGTAATCTTGCCATGAATTTCTTATTTGTGTTGAATTATAATCAATTCTTAGAGCTCCCTCGACAGAAGGGTAAAACTATATCTGCATTGTGTAGATATCTATGGTGTTATAATTTTGGTACTACCAACTCCGAAATTATGTTTATGCATAAAGATCATACTGGTTCTAAGAAGAATTTAAGACAGTTGAAAGAGATAAGAGATGCATTACCGACATATTTACAGATGTCTTCTGCTGTTACTAATGAAGGTAAGCATCTTAAAGTTCCAAATACTGTAGTTATGATTCAGCATCCTTATAATAATAACAAAATTGTTACTTTCCCTAGTGCAAGAACAGCAGATTCTGCTAATAACCTGGGAAGAGGTTCTACTCAGCCTTTACAGTATTACGACGAGTTTGCTTTCATTCCTTATAATAAAGAAGTATTCATGGCTGCAGTTCCTGCATTCTCTACAGCTTCTGAGAATGCTAGAAGAAATAATTCTCCTTATGGTATATTACTTACTACTACCCCTGGAGATTTATTGACTGATTCCGGAACTTATGCTTATAATTTAAGAAATGATGCTACACCTTGGAATGAATTATATTATGACTTCACTTATGAGCAATTAGAGGGATTAAGAGAAGCTAATCATAATAATACATTCTTCTTTGTTAGATATACTTATCAGCAACTTGGAGATGGTCAAGATTACTTCAAGAGAATGGTTAAGGAAATGGGTCGTTCTTGGCCAGATATCAGACGAGAAGTTATGCTTGAATGGGCTGAGACTGCTACTGATTGTGCATTCTTACAAGATGATTTAGATAAGATAAAAACATTTCTTAAAGAACCGAAGAGGGTACTTCTCTTCGGACGTTTTAAACAGTATACGTTCAATATATATGAAGATTTGAATCTCACATATCCTCCGATTATTGGAGTTGACGTATCTGGTGCTACTATGAGAGATGCTTCTGCAATTACTATTATAGATTCTAAATCAACAAAAGTATGTGCTACACTAAATTGTAACTATATTCCTGCAGATGATTTAGCAGAAGTAATATATGAAATAGTTACAAAGTATATGCCATCTAGTGTAGTTGCAATTGAGCGTAACGGTGGTTTTGGTGTATCTGTAATTCAGAGATTATGTAAAACATCTGTTAAGAAGAATCTATACTGGGAAATAAAAGATAAGATAATTGAAGAAGCTTTTGATGGAGCTAGAATGAAACGTAATACCAAACGAGTAAAAGTTTATGGTGTAGATTCTACTCCTGCAGTTAGAGCTAGACTTATAGAGATTCTATATGAAAGAGTACGTTATCATAAAGATAAGTTTATTGCTCCTATTATTCATCAAGAGATGCAAGGTATGCAAACTAAGAAGAGTGGTAAAGTAGAACACTCTGACAAGACTCATGATGACCAAGTATTCTCTTACTTAATGGCTCTTTATGTATGGTATGAAGGTAAAAACCTTATGGAGAATTACCATATACAAAAAGGAACTATTAAGACTGATGAAGATTTGGAAATAGAAGAATATGAGATGGAAGATGCTCTTGAAGCAAAAGCCACTCTGGATACTAATAAGTTTACTATGGATGAAGAATCTGAATTTGCACAAGATCTTGAATGGGTAGAAGAAGAGGTTAATAAATATAAGTCTGCCGAAGAAGCAAGAACTCAAGATATGTATCAAAACATAGAAATGAGAAATAAGATTCTTGCTAAACATCCAGAATTAAGATCTAAAATAGTTGCTGAAACTGGTATAGATGCTCTTGGTGATGTACATGATGAACCAGGATTTGTATCATTACCAATGGATATGTTTGGCGCTGTAGATCCAAATGATGATTCTTTCTTTGATGATGGAATGCCAAGGGATACTTATCTCCAAGGGAATCTAGCTAATATGTTTACTAAAACATAATATAAATAACTCATTAATAATAGGAGCTTGTAGTATTATCACCACAATAGTATTACTAGTTCCGAATTGTAAATTATTCATATAGTCAGACGGAGAGCGTATAAGCTAATGCTTATACGCTCAAAGTTTGTTTTATAAAACTAATACAACTATGGAATAATGTAGTTATATTTCAGAGGAGGAAACAAAAAATGCAAAATAATTTCTTTGGGTCAATTGATACTGATGCAGCAATTGGAAATATTTTATCAAATTTTGATTCTGCTTATATTATACATTCTATAGAAAATAGTTTATCAATGAAATTTAGGCCTTTTGAAGATCCCATGCCTAACTTTGTTGATATATTAGAAAGACAGTTTAATCTAATTCTTGAAGGTTCTCCGGATTATAGAGATCAGATTACATTAACCAGATCTCAGACATATAAAGAGGTTATTGAAATTATATGTAGATACTATAATCTTCAGTTTAATGCTGCATATGAAACATTAGATCCGATGGAGCAGTATGGTATTGCTAGATCTATGTATGATATATTTGTAGCTAGATTTACAAATTATATGATTGACTTCTTTATCTATTATATAATCAACAATTCTGATAGTATCTATCAGTATTTGATTCATGACGATAATATCAAGAAGTATAAGGATAGAGATCCGAATACTAGAGTATATATAGATCCAAAGTTTGCTCTTATACATCAGAATCTAAATACAGTTATATTAAATATGACTTCTTATGATGTATCATTAGAGCAGTTATTATTTTCGTTTGTAGATGCTAAAGCTGCTACTAGACTTAATGAGTTATTAACTGATGGGGGAGACATATATAAAAATCATTATGCTATATACATTACGGATCAGAGATATATGGCTAGTGTATTAACTGTAATAAAGTTGAAATTACAGTCTAGAACTAAGCAGATAGCTAATATAAATACTAATACTGATATTAAAGGAGAGTAATATTAATGAATACAGGTTGGTCTGAAGATTCAGTTAATCAGAATAACAAGTTAACAGATGAGCAGATAGAAGATATTTCTAGACAGATGGATGAAGCTATTAAAGATACTCCGTCTGAGAAGATAATTCAGTTTCCAAGCAATAATGGTGTAGAAGAGAATGAAGGTAATACAGAAAAGGGAGAATATAAAGTAGTAGATGCTACTATTAACCCGACTACTGGTGAGACTATGCTTCTTGGAGATACAAATAATAAGAGACAATCTCTTGATGATATAATTGAAGAGATAAATAAAGCTCAGTCTGATAACTTAGAAGAAGATGAAGAAGTAAACGATAGAGATATTACAATGCAAGATATAACTGACTTTATGTCTGATAAGAATAATGAAGATCAGTTATTACAGATGTCTAAAGATGCTGGTATATCTAAAGAAGCATTACAAGACTTGCTTGATGTTGTAAATCGTAAATGTAATGGAGAAGAATTTAGTTTATATAGAGCTTTACCGGATGAAATAAAGAAGATGATTGATAATTATCTTAGATCTTCTGGTATACTGAATATAGGAGTAGATATATCTAAGGTTAACTTTGCTAGAAACAATATAGCTGAATCTCTCATAGCCGAATTCATATCCAATATCAAATTAAGTTCTATTAAGAAAGACTTTGCTAAAGAGATGTCTGATGTATACGCTAAGTCTACTAAAGATATAGCTGAAGCTTCTATCAAGTATATAGAAGAAAGAAATAAAGCTTATAGAGAAGCAGCTGAGAAGATAGAAGATCCGGAAAAGAAGCAGAGATTCTTAAATGTAGTTGATCAGATTGATGATGCTAGATCTCTTGATTCTCTTAAAGAATTTGCTAAGAAGTGTAAGATTAGGCATATAGATCTGGAGATGCCTAGAAAGATATATAAGGTATTTAAAGAAAAGTATTCTAAGTCAAGTAATAATATATATGATATTACTGTAGCAAAGCAGGTACTTTTAAGACATATGCCTGATGTATCTGAGCAGGATATAGACTTATTCTTTATAGCTTTCTGTAAGCAGGTATCTGGATATACAGCTTCTAATATAATTCAGCATTCATATATGTACTATGTAATGTATTATTGTGCTATGCTAGATGCAGATACTAGTGATAACTTTAAAAATGCTATTAAAGAAGTTATTACTTGTGTCAAAGAACGTAATAAGAAACTCTTAGAGAAATAAAAGCTTATGTGCTCTGTAGACGATATGTCTACAGAGCATTTTATTTATGAACTTTATAATAATTGAGTTCTTCAAAATATTAAGAAAGGTGGTATTTTAATATGCTTATGGATATCAATTGTGCTGCACAGTCATCGATGAATCTTAAGTTATTATTTGATGATCAGAGCACTAAAGAAGCCAATATAGCAATTGGTGATCTAATTGATGTTACTTGGAATGGTAATGGCCTTCGTAAACATATTATCGGTAAAGTTATCAATATCCAGACTGTTGGTACCAGACCTGAAGGTTGGTATTTTATAGTTGATGGTTCTGATGATTTTGCTGGTCAGTATGCAAAAATTGCTCCATTGACAGTATTAGATATAAATATACTGAGAAAAGGAGCAACGGATGGTGCAGTACTTACACCTATTGGAGATACAGGTATACCTTATATTAGGGTATATCAGGGACAGTTCCAGATTAGTAAAGATGGTTGCAGATGGTATACTATAGTATACCTTGAGGATATTATTAAGCCTGCAGATGGGCCTGGTACTAATCCTCCTCATCCCGGACCACACCCTGGGCCTCATCCTTGGCCTCCTATACCTCCATGCCCTCCTATTCCACCTGCTCCTACTCCGATATATCCGGATGAGAGCGATGATACTGGAGAAATTATTGGATAAATAATTAAAAATATGAAAGGAGTAAAATAATATGTGGTCATATACGTTACCCAAATGCTTTCAAGGTAGAGTACAGATGTTTTGGGAAAAGATAATGCCTCTTGCATCATCATATCCCATATCTAGCTCTAAATTCTCGCTTAAATTTGCAGATCCCGAGACTACAGAAGCAGTAAAAACATTTGAGGAGTCTATTGGCACTTCAGATTGTCCCGCACTTGCTGTTTTACCCGAGAATACATATTTAGCTAACTATGTTGGTACTTATGATGTAGAAGGTAAGCCTGGAGTTAAGACTCTTCTTTCTCCTGAGCCTGTAGATCCAAATGATAATGTAATTGTATTACATTATGTAGATGGTAGTGTTGATGGTGGATCATCAGATGATGGATCAGATGATTCTAGTTCTGATTTTGTATGGGAACAGGTTACTGATGTAGAAGTAGATAAGAATGGTTTCGTATGGGGAACTCTTATTAACTTCTCACCTATAGCTGTATTTACTTATGGTAAGGAGATACATAAGGAAACTGTACCTGGATTTAAGAAGGGTGGAGCTTCTTGTGTAGTATGTGAAGGTAATCCCGTTCTTGTATATGAAGACGAGGATGGAAATGTAGTAGTAAAGAATACTGCTACTGGTACAGAGATTACTATAAATCCTGCAACTGAAGCAGTTGTAGGTGGTTCTGTAGATGGAACATACGTAAAGTCTACTAATGTTGCAGTTAAGGGTGTAACTAAGAATCTTGGAACTATCTGTGCTGGTTCTGTATTCGTTCCCACAGAAGATCAAGCTTTCGCAGTAGTTGGTTCATCTTCTATTTCTGTTAAGGATTGCACCTATTTATCAGAAGCTCTTGGTGGATCTATCGGAGCTGTACATACTGATGATGCATATGTCGTTGTAGAGAATTCTACAGTTGATTTTACAGATAATGCTAAAGCTAGAAACTATGTTGAGAATAAGGATATGAATCCTCCGACTCCTGATATGACATCACCTCATTGGGTTAGAAGATGCCATACTAAGATCACAGATTCTACAATTAGTACATGCTTATTCCCTGGTGGTGGAAATGGCTATGTTTATATTGATGAATTTGCAGATGCAGAAGTCGTAAACACAAAGATATTATATGCTCAGACAGGTGGATCTAATGGTATTTGCAATAACTCTACTGTTACATATAGTGGAAATTGTGAAATTGAGAACTTTAGCTCTGTATGTCGTGGTACTCTTTGGAATGCAAAGTCTGTTGTAGAATCTGGAGTAAAGATTAAGAATCTTGATGTTCTTTCTCCTCACGAAGACGTAGCTGATAAATCTCATGGTAAGGTTTATAACGTTACTATTGATGTCAATGAGGGTGCTAGAGTAGAAGATCTTAGAGTTGGTTGTTTCGATGCTCAGGAAGCTACTCTTGATACTGTCAATGAGTCAGTTAACTGGGTAAAGATATCTCGTTCAGTTTCATTTAATGATAAGACTAACGGATTATTAGGTGATAAGTTAATTATTAAATAATATGCCATCGGTTGTGGCAGATTAGAAATAGTCTGCCACTATATTATCAAAATGGAGGAATAATATGAACGAGAATTTCAATAATAATCATATAGATTATGGTACTAGGCCTTGTCCGCCTAGACCGCCTCGTAGAAATGATGAACCCCTCCAATTCAAAAGAGGTAGAGCTGCTGCTTTCAGAAGAACTGATCCGATTCTGTTAGAAGGTGAACCTGCTTATGAATATGACACTAAATTACTTAAAGTAGGTGATGGTGTTACAAGATATAACAGGTTACCTTATATAGGTGATTTTAAAGGTAAAGACGGTGATTCAGCTTATGAGATTTGGCTGAAACAAGGTCATACTGGAACTGTTGAAGACTTCTTAAATTCACTTATAGGTCCTGCAGGTAAGTCTGCTTATGAATTATGGCTAGATGAAGGTCATACTGGAACAGTTGCAGACTTTCTTAATTCATTAGTTGGTGATTCAGCTTATGATATTTGGATAAAAGAAGGTCATACTGGAACAGTAACAGACTTTTTGAAGTCATTAGAGGGTAAATCAGCTTACGAAATTTGGCTTTCTCTTGGTCATACCGGAACGGAAGCCGACTTTATTCAGTCACTTTCAGTATATGGAGCTTGGTTAGAAGCTGGTAATACTGGAACTATTGAAGAATTCGTAACTGCTATGAGTACAGCTTCATGGGCTCCCATGGAATCCACTTATCAGCAGTGAGAAGATAAAATCTAACATCTATATAATTGGTTGTTTTATTATCGACCAAACGTAAACCTATTATAAGGAGGAAATTTAATATGGCTGCTAATATTACTTATACACAGATTCTTCGTACAGGTACGCAGGCACAGTATAATGCTATTACTACACCTAATAGTAATTACCTCTACTGGTGTTCTGATACACGAAAGATCTACAAGGGAACTCTTGATTTCACAGAGTATGCTGCAGTAGTTAGCTCAAGGCCTCAGGACCCTGTTGCAGGTAAGATCTATGTTATTACTAATGAAGGAACAACAGAAACTTGGAATGGTTCTGCTTGGACTGTAATTAGCAAGACAACTGTTACATCTATTGATTCTGCATCAACAGATGCACAGCTTCCTACAGCTAAGGCTGTTTACGATTTCGTTGAGCAGGAGATCGCTGGATTCTCAACAGATGCTGTTTCTGATATCGCTACAGGTACTGCTGATGGTACAATCAAGTTCTCTACAGCTGATGACAAGACTACATATCAGAATGTAACTGTACATGGTGTAGTTGTAACACCTACTTACGATCCTGAGACACGTACCATCACACTCCCTGTATCTGATGGTGATGATGTAGTTATCGCACTCGGTAAGGATATCTTCATCGATCCCGATGCTCCTAACGGATATGATCCTGCAACTAAGGAGATCGTTCTCTATCTTAATGATGGAACAGGTTCTACAGATCCTGATACAGTTATCAGAATTCCTGCAGCTGGACTTGTTGATGTATACACAGGTGGTACAACAACATCTGCTACAGTTTCAGTTGGTTCTGATAATGTAATCACTGCTACTGTTAGACTTAAGGCAGATGGACAGGGATTCACAAACGCACTTCAGCTTGATACAACTGATGGTGGTCTGTATGTTGATCTCGGAGCTTATGCTACAACTTCTTATGTAGATTCAGAGATTGATAGAGTTGAAGCTAAGGCTGACCAGAACGCAGATAACATTGCTGCTATTGTTACTGGTGCTGGTACATGGGGTGATTTTACAGCTTGATCACATTTAAGTAAAAGTGAGCCCTAGTGGGAGGGAGGTCACTCCCTCCCACTTTATATTTTGTTTTGGAGGTTAATAATATGGCTGCTACAATTACTTATCCTAAAATACTTACTAGAGGTATATCATCACAATTACCTGCAGTATCAGATGGAAAGCTTAGATTTACAACCGATACAAGATCTTTATATTTAGATAATGGAAATACACGTATTCAAATTTCTGATGTTATCACTGGAAATACAGAAGCCCAGATATTAGATATAATCGCAGCTCTTCCAAAATTATATTTAGCATCAGATACTTTCAATTTATGGTATAAAAATGGTGCAACTTGGGAAAAGATATCTAAAGCTACTGAATTATCTGGTGATATAGATGTGTCAACAGCTGATATAGATTTTGGTAATTTGGATGATGATAACTAAATATCACTTAAAATATAACAAAAACAAAAGTGATATCTCATATAATTGAGATATCACTTTTAAAATATAAAAGCGTTTACTACATATTAATCTGTAGTAAAGGAGGAAGTATTATGGCTGATAAGGTACTAAGAGTATGTCAAGATAGTGAATTACCACCGATTGCTGATATGTCAGACAGTTTTATATATCTTGCTTATGACACTCTTACTCTATATATCGGAGATACTAAATACGAAAACGATTTTGTTATAGCTGATACAATGCCAACTGATCCAGTAGCTGATATGTATTATATCTTGAAATCAGATGGCTCTGTACATATGTTTACCGATTATACTGATACTCTTGTAGCTGATATAGAAAATCCAGCTCAAATAGCAATACTTAATAAAGCTGGTACTGTATTCTTTGTAAATGCTGCTAAGAGACATCTTAATATAAATGATAGAACTTTAGTATTACCGTTTACCATTGGAGATGGTTATGATCTGGTTATAAATATACCAGATGATGTAAAGATAAATAAGAATACAATACTAAGGTATAATGAAGATAAAGGATACTTTGAAATATTTGGTGAAAGTACCGGTATTACAGACTATTCTTCTACTTTATCTGGTGTAAGATCAGATTCTGTATCTATGACAGTTGCTACTGGTAATATTCACGGAGAAGTTGTTCTGAGTGGTGAACCAGACAATATGCTCAAGATTCTTGATGATGGTTTATATGCTGCTGGTGACAGTAAGGTTAATAAATCAGATTATGATGATTGGGTAACAAGAGTAGAAAATGTAAGAGAATACGTTAGAGCTAAGTCTGATATGATAGAAGCAGAGATCAATTCATTAAAAGCTGATTTCGATAATGCATTACTTAATGCATTAGAGACTAAGTATGATCAGTTTGATACTGCTTTAGCTAAATATGATGATCTTTATAGAAGGCTTAGAGAATTAGAAGACAATTCTAGCACAACGTAAAGGAGATAAATTATGGCACAGTTTGCAAAAATACGTCCTAGACGTAGTACAACTACAGAATGGAATGCAACTAATCCGATACTTAAAGAAGGTGAATTAGGTATAGAAGTACCTGATAATGGTATAGGAACAGGTACATGTAAATTTAAACTTGGTGATGGTAGAACTGCTTGGTTAGATCTTAAATATGCTTTCGATGCTAGTGCTGCTCAAGCTATATATGGTGGTAATGTAACCACATCTTGTGATATTCAGTTAAGAGCTGATAATGCAGCTAACTGGGAAACTTATAACCCTGTACTTGGTATTGGTGAAGCTGGATATGATATCACTAGAAATCTTCTTAAGATAGGTGATGGAGAACATGCTTGGAATGATCTTGATTCTATCGGTTATCACTGGGAAGATACAGATTATGATTTTGGTGATATTGATGAAGTAGAGCCTACTGGTGATTAAAATAAATGAAATATATTATGATTATATTATATAGGGGGTACAATATAGATGGATTTTACATTACTCATACCTGTATATAATACTCCTTCTAAGTTATTAAGAGAATGCTTATCTAGTGTGGTTAAGCAATTTACAGGAAGAGATAACTTTAAGTGTCTTATTATAGATGATGGTAGTAAAGATAGATCTGGAACGATATGTGATGAATTTGCAAAGAAGTATCCTTCTATCTTTTCTGTTATTCATCAAGAGAATCATGGACCATGTTATTCAAGAAATTTAGCTATAAGAAAAGCTAAATCTGATTACATCATGTTTTTAGATTGTGATGATACAATAGAGAATGGGTATTGTGATAATATAGAATATGCTGTAGAGAAATATAAAGATTCTCCGGCTATACATTTTAATATGTTTCTACAAGATATAAGTCAAAATAAAACTCCATGTCTTGTAGATAATAGAATAATCTGTGAAGAGAAGCCGATTAGATTTGAAGATAGAAATCGAGGTACTTGGTACATCTGGTCTTATATCTTTAAAAGGCAATTTCTATTGGATCATGATATTACATTTCCAGAGCATCTTACTCTTACATTAGAAACTGGTGAACCAGTATTTGTAGGAGAAGATAAATTCTTCATGATATTGCTTTATAACTACACAATCGTACAAGGTATGGTATGGTTTGGTGTTACACATAGATTTAGAGAAGATTCTCTTGGAAAAAGAGAAGCTAGAAATGAGCATCTAAAGAATCATTTCAAAGAAATATTATATAAAGCTGCTAGAGAAGAATTGGAAAAACGCGGCGAACGAAATATCAACATTTAGAGGTTACTTATGGATAAGAAGAGACAAGAAGCAGATTTTATTAATAATATAGATTTGGTATTTCCATATGTAGATTGCTCAGATCCAGAATGGCAGAAAGTTTATAATTCTGTATCTCCTGAGCCTTATGAGCCTGCTAGATTTAGATCTTGGGATACTTTAAAATATCTGTTTAGAGGAATTGATTTATGTATGCCATGGATACATAAAGTGCATTTTATTGTTTCTTCTGAATCTCAATTACCTAGTTGGCTTAATTATAATTGTGATAAACTTCATATAGTTTACCATGATCAAATTATACCTCAGATGTTTTTACCGACATTCAACTCATGTACCATTGAATCGTTCTTATATAATATTGATGGTTTAGCAGATTATATTATATATGGAAATGATGATTTCTTTCCGATAAACAATATGCTTCCTACAAACTTCTTTACAGAATATGGAGTTCCTAGGATAGTTTTCAAGAGTAATTTAAAATTCTCTACTGAGAATAAGTTTAGGTGTCAATGTAGGTCTGGTATGGATATGATACAAAGAAAGATACCTTTTACAGAGCAATACACTCCTAATAGGATCTTTAAACCTATACATTGTTTTGTACCTATGCTTAAATCTACTTTAATTAAAGTAGGTGAAATGTATAAACCAGAGATATATCTTTCTATATCTCAGTTTAGAAATTTCACATGTGTAAATCAATATATTTATTCCTATTATCAGTACTTTACAAACAACTATGATAGTCATAATACCATAAGCTATAACTATTGTAGTATGAAGTTTGGTATTAAATATCCAGTTGAAAGTATAGGATCTAGAAATATACAAGCTATATGTATCAATGATGATAATCCTGGAATAAACTATGAAGATGCAAAGAAACAGTTAGGTGATGCTTTTAGAAAGAAGTTTCCTCTTAAATCTATATTTGAAATATGATGAGGTAAAATGATATGGGAAAGACTTTGCAAGACATATTATCAACCAATGAGGTTGATCCAGAAGAGTATGCTGAAGTATTTCTTAAGGATATATTACTGACTACTTTAAAATATATGACCGGAAATGATACTCTTAGATTTGTAAAGAAAGAGTCTATAAAATCCACATCTGATATAGTAGATAACCCAGATGGAACTACTGACGAATTGGATTCTAACTTTCCATATATTACTTGTCAGTTTGCTTTTAATGAAGTAATGAATAAAATGTACGTCCAATTTGAGTTATCTAGAATACTAAAGAAACAGATAGATTCTGAAAAGTTTACCAAAATGGTATCTAATTATATCAATAAGCATTTCAGAATTGATGGATTTGTAACTCCTTATTGGGTAGAAATAGTATATCCTGATGATAAAGCATATTATCAGATTGGAAAAAGAATTGATAAGACTGGTAAAGATTATCAATATATAGAGAATCAAAATTCTAATGTTGCAGATGTACAGCGTACATTAACTTGCTATACTATTGGCTATTGGAAATCTTTAACTGGAAATTATCAGTTTGTAGAAGATGAATCATTCTTTAAACTGAATCTGATTAACTATGTTAAGAAGAATCCGATATGGTTTATAAGAGATCATGATTCATTCAATAGAAAACTTATATTACCGGAAGGTGATTTACTTATAAAATCTGGATTTACATATGAGACTATTAATCGTAATCAATACTTTAGAATACATAGTACTGATCCGATTATAAGGGAATTCTGTTATAATAGCTATATAGAATGTATGCAACATGCTTATTCTAGAGATGAGTTTATATCTGCTCATAGTAGTATAACAGATCAAGCTACTTTCGATTCTAGAATGGTTATTACCAATCCGTCAACTGGTACTACTAAGCCTAAGTATAATGCTGAAATTACTACTTATTGTAATAATTGCTATACTTTAGCTAAGAATAACAATCTTTCGTTCAATCAATTTAAAATTTCTCAGAAGGGAAACAAGTATTGTGATTTAGCATCTATACTTATTTATGATTATGATGATCCCAAAATAGAAGATGCTGTTGAAACTATATTTTATCCCATAAATCTTGATACTTATTGTAGAGATATGTACCAAGATGCTGTTGATAATAGCTATACTAGAGATGAGTATATAGATGCTCATACTGGTAGTAATTTTAAACATGGTGATAGATACTTTGATCAAGCTATATCTGCTATATATGATTATAAGTTTGATACAGAAGATCCGGCTACAGAAAAGAAGATACAAGATTATCAACAGGAGATTATAAATCTACTGGATAGATATAAGAATTATCCTTATAGTATAGAATATACAGATCCTGATACTGGAATAACTACTACTTTGATAACTCAAATAGAATATGTGAAAGAATTACAACAGATTAGAGCACAATATATGTATCATGTACCTACAGATAGAACTACATTTGAAGCTAATCTTCTTACAGTAGCTGAAGAATACAAAGATTCTCCGAAAAAGCAATATATATTGGACTACTGTAGAGAGAAATATGATCAAGTAATTAATGAAGGTATTCCCATAAGAGTTAAGAAGATTAAAGATGGTACTTCTTTCAGTGAAAGATTTGGTAATGATTATGAGGATATACAAGATCCTTATGACCCTACTATAGTTACTAGACTTTATTATTATAGAATAGCTGAGAAAACTATATATTCAGATATAAATCCTGACTATAATACTAAACTTCAAGATTTGAATACTAAGTTTCAAATTGATACTAGAGTATCTAGCGAGAAAGTTCCAGCTGCATTTAATGATCTTAAAGCTTTATATAGAAGATTCTTCAATTATGAGTTGGAAAATACTATTTCAGGTGGAGAAGATCCAAAAAAGATGATTTACCATGTCGTAAACTACCTATAATCGTATTCTCCCAAGAGTGTATAGCTCTTGGGAGATATATTTTTTGATACTAGGGTCAACGTACTTATAATATAGGTTTATTAACTATAAGGAGACTATTATGGATATTTTTAGTGAAGCTTTACTTGAAATGGAAGGCATAGAAGAATATAGAAAAGAGAATTGGGACTACTATGATTATAACAATACAGGAGTTCCTAGAGTTACTCATATTATAAAATCTTGTAGAAATAATGATAAGATAGTTCAATGGGCAGCTAATATTGGAAGTTATAAGTATAAGTATTATTCAGAGAAAGCTTGCTCTGTAGGAATCAATACTCATGAGAAGATAGAATCTTTCTTAAAGCATGAGTTATTAAATAAGCATACTTATCCAGCTGTATTATCAGATCCAGATGAATATCCGTATGATTATAAAGCTCAGTCAGATACAGCATTTAAGAATTTTAAACTATGGTATTCCAAGATGAAGAAGATT